TGAAAAGGTCTTCAAGGTCAATGACGACAACAAAGTTGTCTATCATAAGTTGGCTTATCGCCCACCGGAAACCTGTGAGGTGGCTCTGGATGGTCGTAGGGCTGAGCCGGCGGGTTTTCGACAGATGCCGGTTGTCTTTGAGTCTGTGGGCACAGCTCGTCCACAATGGACCGCTAACATTGGAGACTGGGTATACGTCTCCAAAAAGCGAGCCTTCGTCTACATCCATGCAGCACATCGCAACCCCCTCTTAGGGGAAAGTGATATGAAAGTGCCATACTGGTGTTTCCAGACTAAGAGAAAGATTCGTTGGCTCTGGTACCAGTTCCTCGACCAGGGTGTCCTACCAAAGACGGTGGTGAAGAACCCTGACGAGGTTCAGGCGCGTTCAGATGCCAAAAAAGTGGCAATGCTCCGTGGTCGTGGCGTTGTTGCTCTCAATGAAAGCACCTCAGTAGACCCGTACGAATCTTCTGGTAAGGGAACTATCTCCCAAGAGTACCAGTCAGCCATGACGTATCTCGATAACGAGATGCTGAACTCTGGACTCCTAGGCTACATGGGTTTGTCCTCGGCTGCCGGTGAAGGTAAGGGTTCTTACGCCTTGGCTGAATCCCTCTCAAAGATGTACCTTCGGACGCGCCGAATGGTCGCAATGGATATGGCAAGGCAGATTACCAATGACGTCATCGGACCACTCATTGCCTACAATTTTGGACCTAAGGCATCAGTACCTCGATTCAAATTCGGTCCGCTCAGTGAAGCTAACGAAGTCAATGTTCTTGACGTCTTTTCTAAGATCGCCACTACTGGGGCAAAGGTTCCAGTTGAATTCTATGACCAGCTCATTGCCAGAGTTGCTACGCTCCTTGAACTCGACCCAGGTAAGGTAGCCAAGGCAATTGAGGTAGAGGGATCTCCCCAAGAGAATGACAATCTAACTCAGCAGTTGGGCTCTGCTGTAGATACTGCTACCAAGATGGTTCAGGATCACCAGACCAAACAGCAGAATGACAATGCTAAGACATCTCAGAGTGGTACTCGGGGTGGCGGCACTGTAGGTAAGCGTCCATTCGGTGAACGTAGTGTCGTCAATCCAAAGGCGGGCCGTAAATGATTGAAACTGATGTTGATCGAAAAGTGGATCGAAGGGTCTTTTTTGACCTAAAGAGTAAGAATCCTGAATATAGGGCGCGAAACCTAGTCGGACCAACGGCTAGGTTTCGTCGTATTTGGAAGCCACGTCATGTGCCACTCAATCAAGGGTCCGATGGTAGCTGTGTGGGATTTGCTTGTGCCACCCTCTTGGCTGCTACTCCTATTCGCCATATCGTTTCTAACGCTTCAGCTTATTCTCTTTACCGTCGTGCAGTTGCTGTGGACGAAAGAGAAGGTCGAAATTTTGAATACGGTGCATCAATCCTCGGTGGAATGAAGGCATGTAAAGAGTTAGGACTGTTTTCTAAGTACGTATGGAACTTTGGGATTGATGACACGATTGACTGGATCATTCGTCGTGGTCCAGTGATTCTTGGTATCAATTGGTACGACAAATTTGACAATACTAATAGTAACGGGTTGATGACGTATGATCCAATCGAAGTGCCCGTTGGTGGGCATGCGATCGTGGCTAACGGATATTGGCCAGCACATCCTGATTTTGGTGATGTGGTTATTGTCACTAACTCCTTCGGTTTGGATTGGGGTTACCGTGGTCGTGGATTCGTACCCATCAATACTCTTGATGCGCTACTTCAAGCGCAGGGTGAATCCGTGGCTCCAACAGAGCTTCCACCGCGTAGGATAGTGGACGAATGAAAAGAAAGCATGATCACTCTTCTCGAATCCATCCAGGTTTGAATAAGTCTCCTAGGAAAAATTGGGTTGAGAATGTTGGTGGCTTGCCAAGTTATATAGAGCGGATTGCCAAGCATATACATTCAGACTCTGGATTGACAATTGAACATGCGATCCGAGCAGCAATTGACCGTGTGAAAGTGTTAGCAGCAAAAGGTAATACTGAAGCCATTAGAGCACTAGCAGAATGGGAAGCGAAGAGAGCGAAGAGTAAAGCCAAGACAGCAGCGAAAAAGAACCTAGCCTTATCTCCCCTAGTCTTGAATCTAGGTCTGATCAGATCTCCAAAGAAATCTAAGACTTATGGTCAGGCTGGTGGCGGTTTCGATGAGGCCAAGCATCCCCGTTCACCCCAAAACGGGATGTTCGCTGGCAAGATCAGTCCACAAGAACTGATCGATGCCCGCAAGCGCATCGAAGGTGAAGTAACCAACCTGCAAGTTGGACAGACCTACACCCTCCCGGATAATCTTGGGTGGGTGAAGCGGACTGAGGGCGGCTACTTCGTCCAAGGCCCCGCCGGATATAGTGCAAGTGTTACTACCTTAAGCTCAGCTGTTCAAGCAGCAGCGATTATTCTAGCTGGAAAAGCGAGGATACAGACATGACGGATGTTCTTCTCGGTCCGGTCATCGCTAATGCTCCTACCCAGAAGTTCAAGGACAAGAGCGATGGCAAGACCTATTACCGGAAGCAGATTCTGCCAGAGGGTAAGTTCAAGTATGGAAATGCAGATCTTGATCTGTCGGCAGATGTCCTGAAGCTTGCCGTTCAGTCCTTCAAGGATGGTGCAGCTGACGAGGTTCCTTTCCAGTGGGGAGGAACTCAGGGTGAGCACAACAACGATCCGCAGAAGCGTGGCGGAACTCTCACTCGTGTAGAGCATGTTCCTGGTAAGGGTGTCTTTGGTTATTTTGACTTCTCCACTAATCCAGAAACTGCTCAGTATGTTGAGAAGTATCCTCGCTTTGGTGTCTCCCCACAGATTCTCCTGAATCACCAGCGTGCGGACGGTAAGAAGTTCGATGTAGTTATTAATCACGTTCTTGGCACTTCAGTTCCCCGTATGACTGGAATGTCAGCATGGGACAAGGTTCAGCTTTCCCAGGAACTGGGAGAGGTAGGGGAGACTTTCGACTTCTCTACTAATCTGGTCGAAGCGATCACTGAAGTTCAGAAGATTGTTACTGAGAACACGGATGATAATGAAGATGAGAAGGAAGGTGACGATGTGACGGCACCTGGTGGACTTTCTAAGGAGCTTGTCGATTTCCTGACTGGTCTGAAGGCTCAGCAGGATGCGGTTAATAAGGTTCTGAATGATGGAGAGGGTGGCGACTCTGAGATTCCCGAGGAGTTTCGTCTAGCTCTTGAGGGAATTAAGAAGTCTGGTGAGGACCAGGCTAAGGAAATTGCTGCCCTGAAGCAGCAGAATGTGGTTTCCGGTTGGGAAGCAACTAAGGCAAAGCTTCTTCGTGATGGTGTCCCCCCGAACGCTATTGAACTTGCCACTCCAATCATGACTCGTTTGGAAACTACAGTCATCAACCTGGCAACTCCCGATGGTCCTCAGGAGTCTTCGGATAAGGCTCAGGTTATGTCCCTTCTGGAATCCATGAAGGGAACTGTGGATCTAAGTGACGAACTCGGTCACCAGGTTGGTGGTAAGGAACCGTCCGACAAGTCGGATAGCTTGGAAGACATTACTTCCTTCTTGGATCAGTACGGTATTTAATTGGAAATAGGAAGAGGTTAAAATGGCTGGTCTTAGGCCACATTTGGAGCACGGGCCGGAGAGTTATCTGGCCAATGTGAACATCGTTGGTGGGCAGCTTGTCCAGCCCGATGGTACTACTCAGAAGATCAAGCCGACGGTGGTTGATTCTACTACCGTTCTTGGTTTGGCAATTGGTGATGCTGCTGCCACTGCCGGAATGGTTGCCGAAACCACGGATGCGTGGGGTCGTCCAACCAATGGCGGTTTGACTCCTCCCAACGAAGTTGCAGTCGCCTACCGGGGTTCCTGGTGGGTGAAGAACACTTCCGGTGCAGCTTGGACTTTCGGTCAGTCCCTTTATGCAGGGGCGGCCGGTATTCTCCAGGGGGTTACGACTACTGGGCGCTTGGTTGCGGTTTGTATTGAAAAGGGTGGGGTTGCTAATAACGCTGAGGGCAAGGTTCGCCTTCAGCTTGGCTGATTGAGAGAAGAGAAATATGCCTACTGTTGTTACGGTTGGCCACTCCTATGACGGTCCTAAATGGACTGTTGCACAGTTGGTGAAGGCCCCGTCCCGTTTGTCAAACATTGTTATTGCTGCGGTCAAGGATAACTTGATCGCCGATCTTTTGCTCCGTCAGGGACCTTCCGCCCCGGGTGGTGCAGTGCAGTACGAAGAGCAGGTTGCGTTTGCTTCTCTCCGTGAGGATGAGATCATCGCCGAGTTTGGTGAGATTCCAACCTCTCAGGCTGGCGTGACTGTGCCAATGATGGTTGCTACTCAGAAGCGTGGTCTCGGTCTGAAGGTCTCTAAGGAAATGGAGACTCGGAATGACACTGGTCAGGTTGCTCGTGATATGCAGCTTGTGAAGGATCAGCTTGTCCGTGGTTGGAATAAGGTGTTCTTCACTGCGGTAACCACTAACACGAACGTCCTTACCATGGTAGCTAGTAACGCCGCTGGTGGCGGGTGGGTGGACGACTCCACTTCGGCCGGTATCAAGAAGGATCTGGCCAAGGGCATGTTCCAGATGTCCAATCAGCAGATTCAGGGTGCGGTTGACAATGACCGTTATGGTATCCGACCTGATACTCTCCTTCTCCATCCATCGATGGAAGCTGAGTTTGTCGACCATGATGAGATTAATCGGGTGTTCGAAAACTCTCCGGCCACTACGATTTCCCCCCGTTACACCCTGAAGGCCCCTACCAAGTTTGGCCCTCTGGATGTTGTGTACTCTTGGGAATGTCCAGCTACGGAAGCCTGGATGTTGAAGAGAAAGACCTTCGGTTTCATCTCTGATGAGTGGCCATTGAATGGATCACCAACGCAGTATAAGGAATCGGAGCAGTCTTACTCTACTTACTTTACTCGGCGTTCTCTGGTAGCTATTGACTACCCGAAGGCCGTTCTGAAGATCACGGGGATTTCCTAATGGCCAGTGGAACTTATATCCTGAACGCAAACGAATGGCACATGCGGCAGGAGGGAACTAAGAATCTGAAGACCTTCCGGAAGGGTGACGAGATTGACGTCTCTAAGCTTTCTGATGAACGTCTTCAGGTCCTCACTCAGGGTCCGAACCCTGCCCTAGTGAAGAAGGATGCGGAGATTTCTAAGTCCTCCAGTCCTGCCAAGCCGGCTGATGGAAATAAGGCGGAAAAGATTCAGAACGGATGAGCTGAATGGTATACTCCTTTCCCTACTGCGGTATTGAAGAAGTTCGTACCGTAGTGGTTGGACGTCGTGACGAGAATCGGGATGAGAATCCCAATGTTCTTGATAACGACCAAATTGAGTATGCCATCATCTCAGCTGATGCCCAGATAGATGGAGTCCTTCGTAAGCGTTATGAACTGCCTCTTGCGTCTCCAGTTCCTCTCCTCATTCAAATGCTATCGAGAGATATAGCTGCATACAATTGCAACCTCATCTTTGCTGGATCAACACCAGTCGAATCCGATAGTCCTATTGCACTTCGGTATGACAGGGCAAGAAGGATTCTTGAAGACTTGAAGTTCAATCGTATCGAACTAGATGCTCTCGAAAAGGTGAACGCTGGAGAGGGATTGGATTCTCTATTCAACGATTACGATGGACCACTCTTTGGTACGCGGCATATCTTTGGAGATTGTTACCCTGAAGGCTATATCCCCCCAGACCTGACACATTATTAGGTTCGAAAGAGATAAATTTAAGACTATGGGTACATTTCTCGTACGGATAGATCATCTGTCTGAGTCGGTAGGCACAGGATCTCTTAGTGCTAAGTGCACTGTGGATCAGCCATACGCTCAGGATCAACACGAGAATTTGACCTACCGTCACCGAGTTGGTAGGGCCAGATATTTAGGTGGCCCACTGTTGGAAAATCAGGCAGGACTAATGGAGAAATTGGCACTCAAGGCAATCACTCCAACAGGCTCTGATCTTCACAGTGCTATGATTGATATAGCTGAAGAAATGGCAGCGTGGGTTCAGGAAAATGCCCCTTTGTTAACAGGCGCTCTGAAGACCAGTGGCCATCCTGAGGTTTATGATAATGGATCGAAAATTTACGATAGACCGCCCATTTCGGCTAGGGAGCGTGGGTAATGTCGGCACGTTTCTCTTCGACACTTCTTCGAAAGTGGTTGGAGAGTCACTTGACTTCGGGAGTTAAGGTCTACACAGACCGAATGCCCAATACGGGACGTGCGATTCTCATTACCATGCAACCGGGTGCAGGATTGGAAATGGAAGGTCTACTAGATAATCCCGCTTTCAATATTCAGTGTCGAGGGGCTGAAAATAATTACGAGGATGCTGAAGACATTGCACTAGAAGTTGATTCCATCATTCTTAATTTCGGAGATCTTGGTTTCGAGATGGATGATGTAGTAGTTCAAGTTCTAGATCGAACTGGTGGTGCGCCAGCTCAAATTCAGGTACTAGACAGCGCCAACCGATTTGCCTTCTCTTGTAATTATTACGCTAAACCCTTTACCAATATTGGAGAGTACGATTATGCACCAGGAGAGGTTTAAATAATGGCTACTAATAATAAGGCTGACTCCCCACAG